GTAACAATGTTTTATTTTTTTTACAAAACTTAACGCATTTCTGTAAATCTTCATAGCTTTCATACATATTATGAGGAAGCATACATACATTTGATTTTGATAAAATCGGAATAGATTTTTTACAATCATAACTATTAATATTATAAACTGTAGATCCCTCAAATTTTCCTTTGAAATCTTCAATGACATCTTTAATTTCATCTTGTTTCGGTAATGTCGCACATGATAATACAACATTGGGTATTTTATTTTGCGACCAGTTTCTGTTTATAACGTCGTGTAATTCGTGTGTTTCACTGTCTAATGTGATGGTTGGTTCATCCCAGTAAGTAATAATATCTTCCTTATTATTAAAAGCGCACATATAATGCATAGATGTAATGTAGGAGCGCACGTCGCAAATCATTATTTCGACTTTAGAACCATCACTATTATCGATTTTCTTAGACCCGTTTTTATACTTAATATCTTGTCCAATCTTATGACATTTTGGGTTCTTGCAAACACATCTTCCCTTTGCATCTAATTCGTGTTTGAAATGCGAACTTGCCGAAAAATAATGAAGACGAATTTCGTCAGCCGTATCTGAGCCAAATGCAAATGCTATTTTTTTTCCCAATGCAATACAAGATTTTGCCAAAGCCAATCCAATATGGCGAGCAACACATACAAATATGATTTTATATTGATTAGATAATCCAATGGGTGTCAATGTTTTACCTGTACCAGTGGGTGCACAATATAACACAATTTTGGATTGTTTATCTGTTTTAAACAGATTAAATATGTCTTTTTGGTGTTCAAACAATACTTTATCCTCAGAAGACAATAAATATTCATTACGTTCAATATAATTATGTGCATTTTGGAGAATCACATTAGGTGTAACTTTGGGCGAGGCAAAATTAATGACTTTGTCGACATAATCCAATATGGTGGTATTAATATTAATAATGGATGATTTTCTTATTTGTATAATACTGTATAAATAACTAATATAACCTGATTTCTTTTTATAAATATATTTTAATATATATGAACACAACTCAATTAATAAATATTCGAAAATTACCTTTTTAAAGCTATCTATGTTTTCATCAAGGTTTTGTATTTTAACTGTATCACTGCTATTTAATTTTTGTAGTTTTGATGATTTTTCGGGAACATATTCAAAATGGTATTTTTTATTTATTTTATCAATACCTTTTTTAAAATATTTCTCGTATAAGTAATGATGTATAATAGTATTCGGTTCTATTTTCAAAAACGATGTTAATGATTTATTGTTGTTATAATAAATATCAGTTTTATTATAGCCATTATCAATCATCTGTAAAATATTTTTCTCCATACCGTTTACCGGGACTTCTAATGATTCCCATTCTTTTTTCGTAAGCTTTTGCTGTCTTAAATCCATTGTATTCTATATATATAATATAAAAATCATTTTATATTCAATTTTTATATGCATGTATAAATATAAATACTAATTGCATATAAATAATAACGAGAAAAATGCTTGATTTTTTTATGAAAAAGGCAAATATACAATACATAAATTATCAAAATATGCAGCAATGTATTAATGATACAAACACATTAATAATAAACACTCTTAAAAGTGGAGAACAAGAATGTCTAATATTAAACACAATCGATTATAATAGAGAACAAGAAATATTTAATAAATTAATTGAAAATTATGATTTCAAATCAAAAAAAATAGTGATTTATGGAAAAAACTGCAATGATAATAGTGCAATAAATAAAGCAAACCAATTAATTGACTTAGGATTTCAATATATTTATGTGTATAATGCTGGATTATTTGAATGGATATTATTGCAAGAAATATACAGCGAAGAGCATTTTAAAACGACATCGGTTGTAACTGATATATTAAAGTTCAAATCAGAGAAAATAATCTATTAAAAATTGATTTGCTATTTTATTTTATATATGTGTAATATAAAATGAAAATATTGTCTATTGAGGGAAATATTGGCGCCGGTAAATCTACATTGTTGAAAGAATTGCAACATAGATTGAAAAACAATCCTTATGTAATTTTTATGTTGGAACCCACAAGTGTATGGGAAAATATTAAAGATGATGAAGGACATTCGGTATTGGAAAAATTTTATTCGGACCAAGAAAAATACGCATTTTCCTTTCAAATTATGGCATTTGCAACGCGTATCCAAAAAATGAGACAAAAGATAAAGGATAATCCCGACGCAAAAGTTATGATTTGTGAGCGCTCATTGGAGGCGGATTACAATATTTTCGCAAAAATGCTTCATAGCGACAAAAAAATTGAAGATATTAATTATAAGATATATTTAGAATTTTATAAGATTTTCAAAGAAGATTATCCGATAGAAGGTATTATATATATTGATGCCAGACCCGAAATATGCTATCAGCGTATTAAAATGCGATCTAGAAATGGTGAAGAAGATATACCACTAACATATCTTCAACAATGTGAAAAATATCATAAAACCTGGCTTTTTGAAAACAATACCGCAAGAATGTTACGGTTGCAAACAGATTATCAATTTAGTGATGAATCGGATAAAAAGTTTTACTTTCATTTATGGACAAATCAAATGACAGAATTCATAGGAAAATTTATGTAAACTTAACGACGATGTGTACATTCTCCTTTTTGATACATTTACACGCCGAAACTGATAATTCCTCTCTTTTTTTACGCGTTTTATTTTCACTAGTTGTTTCATTCTTTTTTCGTGAATTTGTATTTCTCGAATTCATATCTTGTTCTATGTCTTCGTAGTTTTCTTCAATGTATTTTACAATATTGTTTTCAAGAGCCCAACGAAAAAAATTCAGTTGCCCGATTGTCGTTTCCATATTGTGTTTGTCATCATATGGAATACAAATGCGTTCCCATCTACAAAAGGGGTCAAACCGTTTTTTTGAATACGCTTTTAATTTTAATTTATACTCATGAAATACCTTAAAACGATTATTGTTTAATATGTATACAACATATTTTTCTTTTGCATAATTCGTTACAAACCAATCTATAATGCGCAATGATATTTTCCCTTCACCGTTAATTATTGATATAATTGAATCCAAATGTTTTTTATTATTGTAGAAATTCATTAAACTAGACAGTAATAATTCATTTTGTGTTGTTGAATAACGACTCGACATTAAATAATATAATACGTTGTACTTTATATTATTTTTTATAAAAATATAAATTCTAAACCATTTATATATTTATGATGAATGAAAATATAAACTCAAATGTAGAACCATCTAAAAGAAGAAACGGGTTAACCAAATCGATTAGAAAAGTATCGCAAGGATTAGAAGTAAAAAAATGTTTTTCTTGTACAACAAATTTACAATTAACAAATTGTATATATTGTGGTAGATCCGTATGTATTAATTGTATTGATGACAATGCCTGTTTAGTATGTCATCGTTCAAGATATATTGTAAAGCTCAAGACAAAAAAATGGTATAATTGTTGTTGTTTTTAACCCGTCTTTTCATTTGATGTATTTTCCGATAGTTTTTCGACGGGCATCATCATATTTTTTACATCTGTAATATTCGATTTTTGCGAGCGAATTCTGAAATTATAACATTTGTGATTTTGATAATCGCTATTATTTGAGTAACGTCGTCTTGTAGTAATGCGATCACAAAGAATGCGATGAACACTACAATTATGAGACATACTGATAACTTTAAACTGATCATTACAATATTTAATAAATTTTTCTATTTCGCTATATGCGTCTCTAAATAATGGTATATACACCTCAATAGATGTGTTTTTAATCTTATTTTTTAATACAGCATTATCAATATTGATATTATTATCAGTGATTTTCATCAAAAGACCCTGAATAATGTCTTTCCCAACGTTAACAATCAGTTCGTAGATATATAATAAATCAGTGTATTTCAAACGACGTTTGTTTTTCTCATTTATATAAGAACAAAAATGCTGTTCGGACATATCTTTTACAATCCATCGAACTCGCCATTCAGTTACATTTTCACAATCATTTAATATCTGCCGCGCATTGGTCATTTCAACGTTTTCAAAATGAGAAATCATTCGAGTGAAATTACACAAAGATTCAGCAGGTATGTGATATTCGCTTTCATAATCCATCATTTTTCTATCATCATTGGAATATAAATAGCGACCAATATAATTCACACAATAATTTAACAAAATAGAATAATTTCCACAGGGATCGTCCCCTGGTTGTCGAGGAACAACGCCATTATTATTTTCCCTTAAAAATTGAAAATAATGAGGATTATGCACGGTACCATTTTCAATTCGACCAGTTACCCAATCAAATGAACAATGACACACAGTACACCACATTTGATTGCAACCTTCTGTTTTATAAATACGTTCTCCGCATTTGGGACACGGTCGTGTTGTTGATTTTATGTGATTTGCACTTTTAACAGTGTCTTCATTACACACATGGTCGGCCTTTGTTTCGTCTGTTAATACGTCTAAACATTTAGGACAACATTGTGTTTCACACACACCACATTTATATTGTGTGGACAAGAATCCTTTGCATTCTGCCTTTTGACACGGCATAATAAACCGTTTTTTGTCTCCGACTTCAATACCACACGCATTTTCCAATTCGGTTTTACTCTCACGAAGTTCGTATATTTCAGTATGAATATCAACACGTTTTATTTCTGTTTCTTGTCGAATTGCTCGTAAAGTATCAAAATAAATTTTTCTGGCGGCTTCTTCTTGTTTACGTTGTTCAACTATAATATTATGTAATTCCGTATTTTTATTGTTTATTTGTTCTCTAATTTCTTTAATTTTTGGTGCATTTTTAATACGAAGACGTTTACGTTCCATATATGCGTCCACTTCCGGCATTGTTTCTTGAATAAGGGACTTATTACGTTCAAGCAATAATCCATTATGATGGGGAGTGTATGTATTTACAAACCACGAACGGTTTAAATTTAAAATAACAAAGGCCTGCTCCCAGGATTTACGACAGTTCATACAATGTAAGTCCGCAGTAGAATTCATTAAATATGTGCGAACACACGTTTTGCACGCATGAAAATTACAAGATGGATTATTGCAACATATTTTCGCCTTTATAGATTTATTATAGGTTTCAATGCAAATTGGACACTCGCTCATACTGGTTTTATATAAACTTAGCTATATTTTTTAATCAATTTCTTTACGTATTTTTTTATCTTTAAAAAATAATTTATAGTATTAAATTATTTTTAATTTATGCAAATGATTATGCAAACAACTTAGTTGCTGTAAGCAACACCAGCCATACCACTCATGACACGGAGGACGTTGTAGTTAACAGCGTAGACACGTACCTTGGCAGTGTTGGAGCCAGAGACAGTGTTGGAGGAAAGAACAAGTTGAAGAACAGCGTTATCAATACGAGAGAAGTTGCATGTTCCGGAAGGTTGGTGTTCCTCGGGGCGAAGAGCGAAGGAGTACACGTTAATACCGGTATCGGGGCTCTTGGTGTGGTGCTGGAAGGGCTGCACAACATCGAAGTAAGAACCCTCACGCTCAGAGAAACGGTCTTGGCCGTTAAGTTGTAACTTGGCAGTCACAACAGGATTCTCACCCCAGCAGTGCTTCTCCATGGCGCACTCGGCAAGGACGAAACTGGCGGCATCACCGACACTCGCGTTGCTGTTATCAACAACGGTGGGGCCATCAACGAAAAGGTTTCCGCTGATAACTTGAGAAGCACCAGCAGCAGTGGTATAAGCTTCAAGACTGTTGGGAAGGGCATCAAGGGCATCAGTGTAATTGAATGGCTGGGCACCATAGAGAGACCATAAACCAGTGGCATCGGTGTTCTCTAATGAAGCACAGTAGTCAACATTGGCATCAGGTTGGACAACCCAGACAAGTTCCTTACAGGGGTGGTTGAAGTTAAGCTTGATGCGGTTGGAGGAAGAACCGACGGACTCGTCACCAGTGAACTGAACTTGTTCGATGAGGTACTCGTGGGGGTTCTGGGCCATCTTGCGGCGCTCATCAGTGTCAAGGAAGATGTAATCAACATAGAGAGACGCGGCAACAAGGGATTGCTGGTAGGCAGCAGAGACAGATTTGCCACCGGTTAAACCATCAACAGCCCATAAGCACTCACCAATGGGGCGGAAGTCAATGTTGATCTTGACCTCGTGGTATTGAAGGGCGATCAAAGGAAGGGCAAGACCGGGGTTGCGGCAGAACCAGAATTGAAGGGGGACGTAAAGAGTTGTCTCAGGAAGGGCGTTGCGAGGAGCGCACACCTGGGCAACGCTACCGGTGGCAGCACAGGCACCAGCGACGTCACTGTAGTCAGGGTCGACGAGGTAAGTAAGCTGTGTGGTCTGGCCAACCATCTTGTTGTAACCAGCGGCCTGGTCGGCAGGAAGAGTAAGTTGGTTCCAGATGTGCATCCAGTCACCGTATTGGCGATCGATGCGTTGGCCACCAATCTCAATTTCGACCTGGGAAACAAGTTGCTCACCAGGGAAATCTAACCAACGAGCGTAAACGTCACCGGAGGCAACGTTTTGGTTGATCTCAGGAAGAGTCAACTGAAGATATGTGCGATAGGCAAGATCACCATTACGGCTGATTGTGCAAGTAACGCGACGGCCGAAATCGGCTTGACCAGAGAATGTCTGTTCAATCGACTCCATGGCGAAGTTTGTGTGTCTGCGGTAAGACACTTTCCAGAAGGTAATCTCAGGGCTTCCAGTAAGGAAGACATCCTGAGCACCGTAAGCTACAAGTTGCATAAGAGCACCACCCATTTTATATAATTACTAAAGAAAAAAATTTGGGAAAAATTAAAATAAATTAATTAAATTAATTTAATAAATGTCATTTTTACTAAAGTATTTAGGTTTATATTTATTACACCATTAATAGTGCTTGCAAAAATAACCTTTGTATATTATTGTTAGCATAATATGCGTATTATGACATTTTTATATACAAATAAAAATTGATTATGCTTTCAAAATTATTATATTTTATAAAATATGAAGTGTAAATGTTGTAATAAGAATGAGTCGGAAAATCTATGTTATATTTGTAGTAATCCAACATGCAACGCTTGTAAAATAATCAAAACAATGAATTATGACAACAGAGGTGTAGGTAACGATTGGGGGACGTGCAAAGATTGCTATGAACCTTGGGTATATTGGATGAGAGAAATTGGTAAAACAGATTTTGACATTTTTGAAATGCAACATCTTGACTATGATAGAAATACGATTGAACAACTATATAGAGGTTCACTAATGCAATGTCATAAATGCAAATATATATGGGATGGAAATGCCCAATGCCCGTGTTGGAAAGATTTAGATATATTTGATATTTTTGATAGTGATGATGACATATATCTATCAGAACCCAAACAACAGCGCGATGTTGTTGTTAGCGAATCAATGGTGGAACGAAATTAATTATTATGTATTGTATTGATGTCTTGATTAGATAAGATGAATTTTTCTAAATATGTTTTTTGAAATACTTCTTTTTTGTTTTCGTGTTTTTTAGAAAAAATATAATTCTCTGCGGATTTCTTTATTGTCCATCCATCTTCTAGGGCATTTGTTAGAAATACCATTCGTTGAAACTTTTTTTGATTTATTTCTATGTTTCTTGGTGATGTTTTTCCTTCTATTGTTGTTGTTTGCATATAAAATAATGGATTTTATATTATTGATTTTTTTACGCTTTTTTATAAATGTATAATATATATATTTATATGAACACTAAAATAAATATGAAAAAAGGGGGTGTGTCTGCAAAAAATACTAATAAAAAACCCTTAGCTGCTAAAACAGCTGCCCCTAACAAACCTAGCAAAAATAAACTTGTTAAAACGGGACAATTTGCAAGTGATATTTTAAAGTTAACAACTGGTTTGTTTCGCAATAATACAATAACTGCAAAGCAAATTACTAATAAACTTACCCCGGCATTTACAAAGGCAGTGAGTAAACACTATCCCGGTATGTCTGCATCAAATTGGAGAAGTGCAGTTACAAAGGGTTCTCCGCAAAAGGAATGTCTGGATGCAAAAAATCAAGAAATTAAAAACAACCCAGACAATCAGGGTCATAAACTAAAAGAATTCGAAGGAAATACACTTAAGGCATTGATGGAAGAAAATGATAAATCCCGTTATCCAGTAGCGGCAGCTCCTGCAATAGTTAACGGTAAAATGACAATGGTTCCATTTACACCGTCACACATGCGAAATTGCGGTGAATGTTGGTTATGTGGTATACAAGTAAAAGCATTTGCTGGAAAAAAAGATGAATATACATATGCAACCCCTTGTGGTGATTGTGAACATGTATCTGCAGTTATGGCATCTTTATTATCGAAAATGTTAAGTTCACAAGGAGGTACATTTTATAAATCATATATGCCTTCTTGTATTGATTGTAATAGAACAAAATCGAATTTCATAGGTGTTCAATTAACTACAACAGGCGGATGGATGGTTGATGACGCTGGTGTTGATTATATGTTATATCAAATATTTGGTAAATTTGGTGAACTATATACAAATACGCACGAATACGAATATAATCCGGATCGTATACAGCTAACACAAGATTTATTAACATATAATGAACTTACATATAATAATTTTTTGAAAACCCGAAAAGAATCAATAACAAATACAATACAAGAATGGTGTGACGCAGCAAATGGAAGTTTTTATTCGCTTATTGGTGGAACAAAAGCAGGTAAACACAAATTTAATAAAGATCTTATATTGCACGTTTTGAATAATACTATAACCAATGCAGAGAATATGATAAATGCTTCATATAAAGCTAAAAAACAAAGATTGAGCAAAACAAAAGGTGGAAACATTATAAACGAAGAAGAAAATTACATAATTTTCTTATTGAATAAAATAGATACACTTCAACATCAATATGTAGAAGAAGACAAAAAAGATGAAGCAGAATCCGAAGAATATGCCAATAATAGGATGGTTGTAGATAAAGGATCTGACAAAAATAAGATGGATGTAGATTCAACCACAGTGACAAATCCGTTTGGTACTGATACTGATGTTTGGGGTGGAAAAAAGAAAACAAGAAAACACAAAAAAACCGTCAAACAAAAAACAAGAAAACACAAAAAAAACAGTACGTATAAGAAAAAGTAAATAGCAAAAAAAATATATAAATTTAACAATCTATATATTTTAAATGACATCTAAACAAAAAGAGTCGGCAATATTATTGTCTATCGATGTGAAACATGACCAAATGTTGGCACATTTTCAGAATTTGGAAATAACAGTAATACCAAAACTGGAACAGGAGAAAGACGAACTTAAAAATGAACTCAAAAATTTACAATCAAATAACATTGATCGTTATATGGAAATTAAAGATAAGATCAGAGAAATCAACGGCAAAATTAAAGAACACAAAAAAGAGAAAAACAATTATTTTTTGGAAAATTCCCAATATGTATTTAATTATTTCGAAGAAAAGCAAAAAATTAATAACAATGATAACAATCAAACAAGCACGGTGATTAATTCGTTTTTCAAAATCAAAGCCAAAAATAAAGAATCGTGTGATTTACAAGATCAGAAATATAGTGAATCAAAACAAATGTATAAAAATTATTGGAAAAATGTTCACGAAGAAAAACTCACAACAACAGATTATGTTTTACTTTGTGACATTTGTATTTTTTGCAATGAAGGTGAATTTATAGCACAAGAAGATGAAGGTATTTTAATATGTAATAATAAAGCGTGTGGAAAATTCATTACACACATTGTAGATGGAAACAAACCCTCAAATAAAGAACCACCAAATGAAGTGTCATATACAGCATATATTCGATTGAATCATTTTAAGGAAATATTAGCACAGTTTCAAGCAAAAGAAACCACACAAATTCCCGACGAAGTGATTGATGCAATTAGAAATCGCATAAAAAAAGAACGTATTACAGACAAATCGCAATTAAATTATGGTAAAATGCGAGAAATATTGCGCAAATTAGGATTAAATAAATATTTTGAACATATTCAATATATTAATTCTATATTTGGAATTAAACCGCCCATAATGAATGAAGAATTACACGAAACATTATGCGTATTATTTATTGAAATACAAAAACCGTGGGCAATACATTGTCCACCCAATCGCACAAACTTTTTTAATTACACATACACATTATATCAATTATGTGTATTGCTAGACCAAGACCAGTATTTACCATTTATACCAATGATGAAAGACCGAGAAAAACAATTGGAACAAGATATGATTTGGAAAGATGTATGTAAAACGTTGGATTGGCAGTTCTTTCCTACTGTCTAATGTTTTTAAACAATGTATATGTTCCAAACAAAAATAATGATATTTGCAATACAATTACGACTTGAGGAATTAACATCCATTTATCCAATGATTCTGATGCATCGGGATTTTCTTTGTATGCGTGCAATAATGATTTCATGTCATCCAAAAAGTAGTAATTAATAATAAATGCGATTAGATTAAACATCAAACCAACAATAATCAATCCAATATTATAGGATTGAGATTTACCTCTATAATAACGGCTATATCCAAGAGCACCAAATGAAATAGATGTATAAAGTCCTACATTTCTTAATGTCGTGTGATAAAACATAATAATATTTTTATGAGTATCGTCCATTATAATATTTATATACTAATTAAATATTATATTTTGCTTAAGCCACGCGGGGGAAACCAACAAGGTTGGCGCCAATACCGAAACCGGCACCAGTGCGAGCAGTAGATCCCATTGCTGGAATGAAAACATCGAGGATGCTAAATGTGGCCGCAGCTACAAGGGCAATAATAACAACTTCTTCAATATTAAGTTGTTTCTTGGGCACGGCAAATGCAACAATGGCAACAACAATACCTTCAACTAAGTACTTAACAACGCGCTTAACGAGTTCTTGGAAATCAAACACACCAGTCATTTTATATTATATAAATACAAAATAATTCTAAAATATAATATAAATAAAAGATTACAAATAATATTATATGTCAGGTTTTGAAAGAAAAATGATTGACGGAAAAGCAAATCCTAAATATGTTGACCTATGTGATGAAGATGCCCCCCTTGCTGGACAAAAATTCACGTGTTTGTCATTTGTTTCTCCTGAAAATATACTAAAGCGTCGCGAGCAATTCTTATTTGAAGAATTTGTAAAATCGTGGGATTTTACTAAATCCATGTCTAAATTTTTTGATTTTATTCATTTTATGTCTTATAAATATAACCTAAATGTTGAAACGGCCATTGCTGATTTCAACGAATTTGTAAAGGAAGAAAAGGACAATCTAAAAAAGATGAGTGTGGAAGATGATTATAAAACATTTATGGATAAAAATGAAGAGCGACTAAATGAAGAGTTTAATCGTAAAAATGTATTTCAAACTTCTGTGCGTGGATTAAAGGTTCGTGGTGTTTATAATACACAGGAAGAGGCGGAACACCGCTGCAAATCATTGCGTGACATTGATCCCAATCACGATATTTTTGTAGGTCCTGTTGGTATGTGGATTCCTTGGGACCCGGATGCGTATAAAACGGGGCGTGTTGAGTTTATGGAGGAGGAACTTAACCAGCTACATAGTGAGAAAATGAAAAATGAATCGAAAGCCAAAGACGAATTTGAAAAGCGTGTGCGCGAAACAAAGAAAAAGGCAATTGAAGAAAATATTAAAAAGGCAGAAGAATCCGGAAATGTTTTGACTCAAACAATCGACGAAGAAGGTAATTTAACCGGTGTAACAGAAACAGTTGATTTTGAGAGTCGCGAAGTCGCCACAGAAGAGGGTATTAAAGAGCATAATACCGAAATATTGAAAAATATGGCAGAAAACACTAAGAAGGAAGATTAAATCTTTTTTTAATTATATAAAAATAACATGTATTTTTATATAATGGAATTATATCGTAAAATTATTTATCGTGTATTAAAATGTAAAATAGATTACGAGCCAATAAATTACGACGATGAATTTATAAAATATATGAATTTAACAAATGAAATGTCCAATAATGAGACAACGTGTGATTATGATTATACAAGGGCTAAAAATGTATTTCTAGACATTTGTATCCATAAAAATAATTGCGAATTTGAAGACAAATTTGGTTTTTATAAAGACAAAATTCAAAATCTTTTTATTTCTGAGAAACAGCGTTCGTACATAGAAAGTATATTCTGTAAGATACAAAAATGTTATTTTGGATTATTAAGATTTCGAGAATTATTCAAACACAAATATTATAAAACGCAAATAAAAACAGATATGGAATTTACAGAAATAAATGAAAAAAATAAAAACGTTATTTGCATAATACAGAATAAAAAAAAATATTTATTTAAAATCACTGACATATTTAAAATATTAAATGATAAAATGACATTAGGAACCGAGTTTTTTATTAATTCGGTTCCAATTAAAAATCCATATAATAATATGTTTTTCTCAAAAGCAGATTTATACAATATTTATTTTAAAATGAAATTTGATACATTATATTTTAATGAAATATTACATCATTTTTTTAAAGTAAATTTTAATATTTATGAATTTCAAGAGCATAATATGACACTATTAAAGGAACAATCAATAAATGATAGCATACGTAATATGTCAAGTAATGTATTATATAAAAAAATTAGAAAAATGATAAAATTTGTAAACAATGAAATGAATTCCAATGCGTATAAATTATCTATATCGCCTGATTTCGACAAAGATTTAGTTGTAAAAGCATTTACTCCATATTATAGATTATATTTGTTAATGAATTACAGTAACGATTTTTTCAAAATAAATTATTATGAAAACTTATTTTTTTATAAAATGAAACAGTTTTTAATATATAATAATCGTTTTGGAAGAATGAAATGTATTGTTCGCTTCAATAAAACCCACAGATTACCTGTAAATGATAAATATATACAGTTTAATGAACTAGAAAAAGTAGAGGAATTCAAAAATAGTCATCAACAAATTATTAAGAAAAAACGTATATATGAACCTATATTTAAAAGAGATACAGGTAATTCAAGAATATTAAGAGAGCATATCATAAACAGCTTGAGCAATAATAGTGATAGCGATAGTGATAGCGAAAGTAATAGTGAAAGTGACGATGATAGCATTAATATTATAATAAACAATAATAATAATCATATAAGTGATATCAATGATTTAGTGGACACTGAAAGTGAAAATAGCGATATAGAAACCAATAATTAACATATTACCATTTTGTTTTTTTGACATTAATTTGTGGTCCTTTACTTTTTTTACGTGATTTATTTGGGTCATATTCTTCGTCTTCATCGTCAGAGTTAATACCCTTTGATAATTCCCAAAATTCTTTTGAACCCAATCTAAAATCAGGTCGTGTTTCCGCCTTATACCAAAAAATCTGGTCATTTAATTTATTGGATTTCGCATTATTATTTATAACTAAACATTCATAATTTTCTGTTGTTTGGTCCATTACAGCACTAAACGATTCCAATGTGGGAAACATGGAGGCATAATTCTCCCATATACGCTTTCTATTTGTCATATATGGTTCTCGAAGTATAAAAACATAATCAATATTTGTTCGAAGATTAGGAGGAATACCCAATGGATACTGCATTGTAATAATTAACATTACTTTCCAGTGACGACCATTCATAAATAATAATCGCATTAATTTGTCACGTGCCCAAGATTGGTCATATAAACAATCATCTAATATTGCAAATGTACGAGGATCAACACGACTACGACCATAAGACGCTTCTTCTTTTTTCATTTGTTTTAAAACGGCTTTTTGTCGTCTTAAAATATTTTCTATTAAAATGCTGCTATATTCTTCGTGAATAAATAATTTAGGTACATGTTTTGCATAAAAACCATTACCGGCTTCTGTTCCCGAAATCACTGTTCCAACTGGAATATCTTGATGATGGTATAATAAATCGCGAACCAAGAAAGATTTACCAGTATCACGACGACCAATCATAACAATTACTGGTCCTTTATTTTCATCTGGTTTAAATGTAATATTACGCATATCGAATTTTTTTAGTTCCAAAGTCATTATAATATTACATATGATGATTTTTACATTTTTATAACGAATGTGTTTAATTTAGTATTTTATTAAATAGTTTTACATTATTAGAACAAATGACTAAATTTAGTATTGAATTATTGGAAAAACCGATAGTAACCCCCGAAAGATGGGTAAATAACACCGAGGACTATAATCCTTATAAAATAGACAGTTTAATCGCATACAACCCTTGTTATAAAGAATATAATAGTGAAAATTTCACATACGCTCAATTTAATCATAAATACCACTTATACGACAACAATACCATTGTCGACAATCATAATGAAAAAATAGAAAAACAAATATTCTTTAAATATGCTCCTCTTTTAGACCCTTGTCATTATATGATTGGTAAATACAAGCACGACCTACATTTAAAAGAATTACCTTATTACAACAATGATAATCTGCATTATAAAATTAATTCTGTGCATAATGCTTCTTATGTTGACAATATGTGCTGTGTACTAATAAACAAACTTAAAGAACATTATAATTTTTTCAATAGTGTAGAATATTATGGTTCTTATATTGGTATTCAAAAGCAATATCGCATTAACGTGATTGACGACATTGATTATTTACAATCATATGATTTTTTTGAAAATGGTCTCGGAAAACTATTCAATACCAACATTTTCGATAAAGACACATATGCACAATATACAAATAATAATTCACTAAAAAATAAACCCTCTTTAAATATTGAAGACGATAATGTAACAATTGAGGTTGAAACATTAGAAATAGATGAAACTTTAAATAATGAAAAAACTGCACTCGACCTTGTTTATGAAAATGACGTAAATGATCAAGAGAGCGTCAGTGATAATAGTATTGTATCAGATTCTGATGAAGATAATAGTAGCAATGAAGATTCAGATAATGACGAAAATGATGATGAAACCATTCCAGATGACGAAGATAGTGATGAAGACAGTAGTATAGAAGAAGAACCATTATATGCATATATTAATGATTTCCCCGTTCAAATGATATGTCTTGAAAAATGCAATAATACATTTGATAATTTATTGGCAAATAATGCAATCGACGAAGACCAAGGACGTTCTGCTTTATTTCAAATAATAATGATATTACTTACATTACAGAAAGCATTTAACTTTACACATAACGATCTCCACACAAACAATATCATGTATGATGAAGTGGATTATGAATATATTTATTACATTTACAATGACAAAACATACAAGGTACCAACATATGGTCGCATATATAAATTAATTGACTTTGGTAGAGCCATTGTCACATACAACAAGATCACATATTGCAGCGACAGTTTCAAAGAAGGGGGTGATGCACATACACAATATAATTTTGAACCGTTTTATGATACTTCCAAAAAGAAAATAATGCCGAATTACAGTTTTGATTTGTGTCGTTTAGGTTGTTCTATTTATGATTTTATTATTGATAGTGAAATGAAAATGTCGACTATGAACGATCTTCAAAAAACCATTGCACGTTGGTGCAGCGACGATAATGGAAAAAATATTTTATATAAAAAAAATGGAGAAGAGCGTTATCCGAATTTTAAATTATATAAAATGATTGCCCGTCAAGTGCACAATCACACTCCTGCTTCACAATTAGAGCAAGAGTTCTTTAAAGTATATGAAACAACTGAAATTTCTGATAATCATAATCATATATTTAATATAAATGAAGTGCATTGTTATGTATAAATATATTATATGGACACTAAATCAACATTTTGTTTATCTAAAACACAATCAAAATGTATATTTTTTATAAGTTTTATATCATTATTTACTTGTATATATGGTCTTTACAATGGTCATACTGATATTGCACTAATTGTACCTGGTTTAGTTTTTATTACCTCTACATTAAATTGGTATGAACCATTATACGATTGGAGAAGATATTTAGACATTTGCTATGTTGTATTTGCATACATTTACGCTGTTATACGCGCTATTAATTCTACAAACGAATTATTGTTTAATATTTTTATGATAATTGCTATAATATGCTTTTTCATTGGATATATATGTATAAAATACGATTATTGTTGGAATTCTGTTTACTTTCATATGGGTGTGCACATATGTGCAAATATCGCATTATTAGCATTATTTTCTGGAAATATTGTTCCAATTAGTGAAAGCCCTATATTTAATTATTTTTTATAACTATAATATAAATGAAGACCGAAAAAAATAAAAACATTAAAAATAAAGTCAAAAAGAACAAAACGATGAAAAAACACAAAGGGGGTAATATTTCGATGTTTGCACCTATTGCTATTGGAAGTGTTGCAATAGCAAGTTCACTTGTAAAAAAAAATAAAGTATGTTATAAAGGAAAAACGCATAATCAAAGTGATTTCGAAAGTTTAATGAATAACTCCGATGCCGTTAAAAAATGTCCGCCAAAAGTAAAATATGGACGCTGTAATACGTGCAAGAAATTACAGCGTTTTATTGACGAAGGAAATAACGAAAAGAAAATCAAAAAATATGAGAAAAAATGCCGAAAATGTCGCGGTAATCGCAGTACAAAATGTAATTTCAAAGAATATGTAAAATATTCGGGCGCAACAATGGGTGAGTGTGGTTCATTAAAAGGAGGAAAATCACCTGAAAAAAAGTCACGCAATAAATCATACGAAACTCCAAAAAAAAATGTCTTAAAAATACAAGATGAAAATTTCTTTAAAAAAAAAAAAGAAAAAATACAACAGAGAATAGCAGCCGCTCAAATGTGGGGGTATTACAAAGATGTTGAAAAACCCACTATTCCAGTAATAAACGGTAGAATTATTGTATATATAGATAACAACGACAACGTATATACATTGGGAGAAAAGAAAGAATTTGTTGGAATATATGATAAAGATGGAAATATTGTAGACAAAAATGGACAAGTCATAGGAAACATTGATAATGCTGGATTATTAAAAAACAATGATGATTTTTTAAGAAGGATCAAAGAAGCTGGTTTTGTAATGGATATGAACGAAGATGCGTTTATATTTGGAGGAAAAAAATAAATTTAATATTTGCACCACATACATTTTTTATGTTTAACAGCACAACTCTCACATAAATCAGGTATTAAATATAAATAGCCAAATGGGTTTGATACATGGTCAGGATTAGAAAATCCATTTACACGTTTTTGATTACATATTTTACAAGTCCCTCTACAAGGGGAAACCATTGTTTCAATTAATCGCTCTATGTGATTATTGCAAACATAGAAACAAGGTGATTCACGCATTGTATATATTATATTATATAGTATAATATACACTTTATGCATTATTTTTTTGTGTTTTTCTAAGTTTATTTATTTTACGTTTTTGTGTTTTCTTTTTTCCTCCTCGTAAACTCATTATTTGTTTTGTCAATGTTTTGACAGTCATATTATCAAGGTTCAAACCCTTTGTCAGTATTGGTTTTAATGTTTGATAAACCATTAATTCTTTCATTGTTTTATTTTTTCTTGTTTTTTCTATTTTTTTACTTTGTTCTATATTTTTCAAATAACTTGAAATTGTCAATAAATCGTCATACATATCGCTGTCATCATTTTTCATTTGAATATCTATCATTTCACGCGCAGTATGTTTTTTTTTGTTTTTAATAAAATAATCAATATTATTATTTACTAACTTTTTAACTAATTCAAACTGAGCATTTGACGCAGCATTGTGTAATACAGTATCACCTTTTTTATTTTGAACATTAATATTTGCACCATTAGATAATAAAATATCGACAATAGGTAAACATTGACGTTCTCCAACATACACGTCCTTTTCACACGTTCCTGCAATATGTAAAGCAGTTTCACCATCGTTGTTTTTTGCATCAATGTTTATGTTAAGTTTTTTTTTAAGATTAACCAATGTTCTCACTATTTCAACAAATCCTGTGCGAACAAATAAATGTAATAATGTATCATCTTTGATTAAAAATAGTAATCGATCATCTTCATCATCTTCTGTAAATCTGAATGATTTTTTGTTTGTCATGTTTTTGTATTTTTCTGTATGTGAATTTAATTCTTTTACAAAATCGCTTTCAAATTTATTACGCTTGTTATAATCACGGTAAACATCCGATAATTTTACTTTTATTTCTTCAATCGATTTATATTTTTGTGGTGATTGTTTCTTACTCATTATATATTTAATGTATAAAAAAAAATATATAATATATGTTTACTTAAGATATTTTTCAATAAATTCCTCTGGTGTAAAAATAGGAATATTCATTTCACGCGCTTTGATTATTTTATTAGATTTTTCCTCTTTCGATTTTGTTATTAACGCAAATGTATTTTTGGATATGTTATTTTCCAATTCCGCACCAAAAATAGGTAATTTTTCAATAATTTCCTTTGAACGAACTTTTGTCATTACTATTTTTTTGCTAAATAACGGATTTGTTTTATCCATCACACGTTCGGCAGTAGTAGTCATCATGTCTTCTGTCGGTGGCTCTTCATATTTATATACTAGTTTACATTGGCGCATAAACTCTAAAATAGAACCAATATTTTCCACAAATGTTTTGGCATTTTCAGGACCAATACCATTTATTTGACGTAACATTAATACTTTCTCTTCTGGTTTTTCAGTCATATTCAAAATATTGGGATATTTTTCCATAATTGGCTTCAGTTTACGCTCACCCATACCACGCCCCATTTTACCAGATGCCGCCATTATTTTAACCAATGACGCCGTTTTAATTTTTTCTTGTATGCTTTCGTATATTTTTTTGGCGAGTTTTTCTTTGAAACCATCTATATTCAAGAAATCTTCTTCTTTCATTTCTAATATTTTGCATATAGAATTGTAACCAGCAGCAATCAAACGTTTTACATTTCCAGACGATAAACTTGCAACATCCAAACTTGTGAAAAATGTAGTAATTGTCTTTTCCAGCATTTCACTATTTCCTTCTTTATTTGTCAACATTATATCAACGTGTGTAGATGTCCAGCTATATTCAACATCGGGCATTTTAGGTTTTTCAGCAGGAGTAGTTACTTCTTTAATATATGGAATAACATCACCACTTCGAATAATCTTAATCAATGCACCAACACCAATTTTATTTTTCTCTATGAAATCACCATTAAATCCAGTTGCATATTCTATTTTTACGCCACCAATATTAATGGGTTCAATACGAACACGAGGTTTCAAATACCCACTTTTGCTTACACTCCATATTACGTCTACGACTTTTGATTCAGCTTCTTGGTCGCCCATTACCATTTTAAATGCAAAAGAATGATCCGGATTTTTATTTGCTCGTTTATAAATAGCATCATCACTTACAATGACACCATCTATTTCAAACTTATAATTCATTCTCCATTCAACTAATAATTTAGATAAACTGTCATTATTTATTTCTTTTATAGTTTTATTTTGAACAACGGAGAACCCTTCTTCCGCCATCGAAGACATTTGTTTACTTGGTATCATTTCGGGTTGTACCTTTTCATAAACAATGAATTCCACGTCTTTGACCTTTGCATCCAACTTTTTACTGTTTACTATACCAGCAACTAAATTACGACCATTAGAGAACTCATTCTTATATTTATTTTCAAAAATATCCTTTGAAATAATGAATTCTCCACGTACAATGACGTCTTTGATATCAGGGATTTTAATGTGTTTCAGTAAATGAGATACGTCTTGTCCAACACTACCGTTTCCACGGGTAAACAATTTACGTTCTCCATTTAAAGCATAATATAATCCACTTACACCATCTAATTTACACGAAAGTACATATTGTCCTTTATATTTCGCTTTCCAGTTATCAATTGCATTTGTAGATGGTTTTATTTTATCCATTGAAGGCATATTTACAGGAAGATCTACTTTATTTTTTTCAATAGGAGCACCGACATCTTTTAATACAGGTGCATTTGGATATTTACGTTCCAAATATTCTTTTACAATGTCATATTCATTATCAGTTAATACAGGGGTGTCTTCTTTTTTCATATACGAATGAAATTGTTTATTTGCCAATACTATCATTGCATTGATTTCATTTTCTGAAAGTTTTTCTAAATAAGACATTCCCTTTGATTTAAACTCATTCATACGCTGTAATACATCGTTCTTTTTTAATTTCATTACTTTATCTTCTGATTTATTTTCTAACTTCTTTGTTTTATTATTTTTTTCTCCTTTTACCGGTCTTCCACGTTTTTTTTTGGTTTTCATCGTCGTTTCTAAAACAAGGGGTTCTACTAATTTTATAGGTTCTCCATCTTCAATTTTTTCTTCTATTTTTTCTGTTTCATCAACAGGTATTATATTTTCTATAAGTGTTTCTTTTTTTGAAATAGGTTCTTTTGTTTGTAACATTGTTTCATTATCACGAATGGTTTCTTCTAATATTGCTGGTAATTTATTTGTGTCTTTTACTTTTTTATCCTTTCTAACGGTCTTATTTTTACTTCCCTTAGGACGACCCCGTTTCTTTTTTGTGACAACTTGTTTTTCTTCAATCATTGTTTTTTCATCTGCAACACCATCTTCTACTATTGTAGGTGCTTCTTGTTGAGAAATATCTTCAATGTCCAATGGTTCATCTATTTCGTCATTAACTGTTTTAATCGTCTGTGTTTTGGGTTCTCCAACAATGGGTTCTTCTATAGTTAAAGCGGGTTTATTTGACCCTGTTTTATTTTGCACCACTTGTTTTTTAAGTGTCTTATTTTCCGCGGTTTTCTTTATTTTTTTTACAGCTAATCCATTTTTTCGTTGTGTAGGTTCTCTATATTCCAATTCTAGAAAGTCAAAAATATCTTTTTCTTCTGTAAAATTAGTATCTACCTTTTCTCCTTTGGGTTTTCCTTTTTCTTTAATTGACAATCCGTGTTCATTTAAAGTATATCCCATTTTCAATGCCTGTGCACGCATGACAGTATTAAAATCTTTACTTCCAGTAAAATATAAAATAGCAAAAGGATATTCTTCAATGGGTGTATACAAAAAATCTACACGACGTGCAATACTTTTATCATTTAACTTTGTGATCACTAGTGTTTTAGTAGGTCCTTTTGACAATACTTCCACTATTACATTTGTGTTGACTAATTTATCGATGAAGTTCTTATATACGTCCTTGTTTTTCGAACTAATAAATATATCAATATCTCCCGATGTTTCAGCACCTCGACGATAACTTCCAACAATAATAAAACGGCTATCTTCTTCTTTAATTTCGTCAAATACGTCTAGAAACATTTTTTCATACGTTTCTATTTCACTGCGTGGAATACGTTGTAAAATATCTTCATAATATTTTAATCCTTTTTTTTGTACATCATTTAATAATTTGGGATCAGTTTCCAATTTACTGCGTAAATCAGCAATAGAAACAATACCTTTATTTATTAACGTTTCGGCATTTTTGGGTCCTACGCCATGAATATTTGTAAGTGCTTCTAATAAATCATATTTTGCTTTTTTCTCAGGGTCAACCGATTCTTGTTGGTCTGGATTATTGATTAATTTATCTTTCAATGTATTTACAATACCCTTTCCAATTCCCTTGACATTTATTAGTTTATCAATATCATACACGGGTTCTTCATACATCAATAAACCCTCGTATGCTTTTTTAAATGCACTTGCACGTATTTTATTTCCTTTACGTATTGCTTTTGTTTTCTCGGTTTCGAGAACCTTAAGTGCATTTTCCTTATAATCAACTTGATCCATATATTATATTTGTATATAAAATCATTTTTATACAAATTTAAAAAGTAGGTTTATCAGTGTAGACCTTAGTATCTGTCATATCCAACATATTTGTTTCTGTAACAACACTAAAAAAATTACTAAATGTTTGGTAATGATTTATAAATAAATAAGAACCAACAAATGACGAAACAAATACCAAAAAACTATCGCGAATTAATACCTTAATAGGTTTCATTTCCTTTTCAATAAATTTCATTTCAGCAAATTTCATTAAACTATAAAGCAGGACAATAATAAGGGAGAACGCAAATTCCTTTTCCATAATAAAATAATAGTATGGATTTTTTTTAATATTTTTACGAATTTATGATAATTCTTCTACACCATCTAATATTATATCATCTAATGACGGTTCTGATTTTTTAACGGGATTGAGGTCTTCAAAATCATTTAAATCAATAAGTTCTTCGCCAATTTTTAATTCTTCATCAATATCATCGGGGTCTTGACTATTTAATTTATCTTCTAATGCTCGGTTCATACTAATTTCCTCTAAACGTTCAACTGTTTTGGGTGCTTCCACATTTTTTACATTATTACTTTCATCTAAAACACTATCCATATCATTAAACGTTAGTCGGGTTACTGGTGTTTCATCATCGGCATTTTTTATACCTAAAACCTGTTCGGGAGTTTTACCTGGTTCAACTATTTCATTTATATGAGGTTTTTCTTCAACGACCTCTTTATTTTCCATAGTTTCAAGAGAACCGCTAGATGGTTTCATCTCGTTATTAGGTATGGACTCAATAAATACTTGTTCCTCTTCTTCTACTGCTTCATCCATATATGCACGAATAATCGATTCAGTTGGTATAGAATCGCGAATGGCAATCAAGATACATTCTTGAATTATTACTTCCAATTCCCGATTGTTCTTTTGAATTTGTAAAGGTGAAATATTCTTTTCAAATAAATAAACATTGGAATAAATTTTACGAGCACAATGAATATAAACTTTGTGAATAAATTCATCTAATTTGGGAGTGGAAATATCTATCTTCTTCTGTTTATTACCAACACGAATACATGTCAAAACCTTTAATTGAATAATATGAACACAAGTGATTAAATCTTCTAAATAATTACAGCCACTACGTTCAATAATTCGCTTTCGCTCTTCGCCAATAATTTCATTATTCCATTTGGGAATACTTTTCAAAAGTTCCTGAAAGGTCATTAAATATTTATTCAATTCATCGTTATCAATGCACATTTTCCACGACTCATTAAATATTGATTTAAATCCTTCCACAACAAGAGGACTTAAAATAGAAACAAGGCGGGAACACCATTCGTTCCGCGATTCGTGCAGGTTTGATATGACAAAATCGTCCATATATAAATATAATAATTCTATTTTTTTATATTAACTTTTAAACGAAAATAATAATAATTTAATAAATGTAAAAACAATAAAGATTCATTCCTAAAATCGCGTTTAACTTTATCAAAATATAAACAAATATCTGCCACATCTGCCATATCTATTAATTTCGATACTTTAATCCATTCTATAAAATGTAAACAATTTATACCATTTAAATAAAAATAATTGCTTAACTCCAAGAGATGACTATGCGTAATCGTAGTATTTTTATTTAGTATCAACATTTTACTATTTATTTCTTCAATATAAAGATTTAAATCAAGACAATTATCATTTTTTACAATTTTTCCATTTTCTATTTTTTCGGGAACATAAATTTCACAAAAACGCGATAAAATAGGATTCAATAATTTATATTTATTTTCAACAATCAAGAAAAAACGCGTAGTATTACTAAATGTTTCTATGCAGCGTCTCAATGCGGACTGAGCATCAACTGTCAAACTGTCTGCATTATACAGAATTATAGATTTGAATAAATTGGTATTACTTGAACTAATATTTGCCTTTGCAAAGAACTTGAGATCTTCTCGTATAAATTTAATACCCTTACCATAAGAACAATCTGTTGATAATATATTTTCTTTGATTTGTTCTTTATTATAGTTATAAATCTTTTGTATGAATTTATTAACTATTGATTTTTTATCAACACTATGTGTCCCATGAAATATAATATGGGGTATGCGATTATTTATTATAAAGTTATCTAATTTTTGTTCGATTTCTTCTGACATAAACATAATAGAAAGTAATATTTATATTATGTTTTCTTAATTATTTCAAGTTCCTTAGTAAATTTAAATCGCTCCAAGTACATTGTATTACGTGTTACATTACATTTTAAACAACACAACACACAATTATCATTATTATGTCCCATTTTATTATTTACACGTTCTAATGTCCATTGTTTTGGGTCTCTTACTTTTTCATAAAATAATGTTGTTGAATGTTTACAATAAAAACACTTATTTTCTTGATTTACCATTAACTCTATAATCTTTTCTCTATTAATAAATTTTAATTCATCAAATAAACCCTTAAGTTTGTCTTGTTGCTTGTAAGCAGACATTTTCTTATTTATTTGCTGTAATAATATAATAATATCACTGTTCTCGATATTTTCTTGTATATTTTTAACTAGTAATAATTGTTGCTCACAATTAATGTTATTATTCCATAATTTATGAGCTGTTATTTTTCTATTTTTCTTGGGTTTTTCCAATACCACTATTTTTTTTTCCATAAATACACTTTTATAAATAGTATAGATATAACTATATAAATATATTATAGATATAATATGTTTGAACAAAACGATAATAACGATGAAGTAAAAACATTATTGGAAAAAGACACAACTGCTAGTGTAAATAAATCATGGAATAAACTCGAAAAAAATATTAAAATAAAGCTATTAAATGACTACGCTAACGATTTTTGCGCAGAAAATAGCGAGAATAGTGAAATATTAAAAAAATATTTTATTAATTGTATTGCACAAAATAGATTAACAAAAATTACAGATGTTATTTATAATAAAGAAACAATGAAAATTACAGATATACCTGGTCTATATTACAACAATAATAACCATAACTTTTCTATACGTAATGGTGGAAAGAAAAGTATATTGTCGAGTTTAACTCCAAAAAAAAACAAAACAAAGCGCAATAATGAAAAAGAGGCAAAAAATTGAATTAGTAGATATTAAAAATATAATTTAATATATACTATATGGATTTAGAAGAAAACAACGAATTATTACAGGATGATGACAACAGTGTCTCGATAGATGATGATAATGACTTGGAATGTGTTTATGATACAATAAATACATTGATTGACGATTCTTTTGTGAAATATTATTCACATAATTATAAGAAAAATCTCGAAATGTGTCTTGATGTTATGTTTGGTGAAGTAAATGCATATCACTATAAACAACATATTGACAATGTTCTTCTTTATAATGACATTCCCGAATACACTATACCATTAAACACTAACACGGAAAGTAATACGATTGACAACACAATTGAATTATTGAAAAGCAAACCTCAACCCGACCAAAAAAGCGACGAATGGTATATAAAACGTAAAAATATGATGACTGCAAGTAATTTATGGAAAGTATTTAAATCTGAATCTACGCGAAATAGCATTATATATGAAAAATGCAATGTCAGTTCTAAACCACCCCAATATTATGGTGGCCCGATGGAGTGGGGCAATAAATATGAACCCGTTAGTGTTATGTTATATGAATACGAGTATAAAACAAAGGTTGATGATTTCGGTTGCATTACTCACGACAAATATGAATATATAGGGGCGTCGCCTGATGGAATAAATGTAGATGTCAATAGTTCACGTTATGGCCGTATGTTGGAAATCAAAAACATTGTAAATCGTGAAATTACGGGGATCCCAAAAGAAGAATATTGGGTTCAAATGCAAATTCAAATGGAGACATGTAATTTGGACTATTGTGATTTCTTTGAAACTCGATTTAAAGAATATGAAACCGAACAATTATTTTATGAAAATGATAACAAGCCATATAAAGGTATAATATTGCAATTTATTAAAAAACCATCATTGTATCAGGATACAAATGATGATGGTTACAAACCGTTTTATGTATATCAAGATATTAACCAGACAATAAATAAAGAAAATAATGATTTATGGATTGATGCAAAACAAATTGAATATGCAAATAGTCACGTACTTATAAAAAAATATTATTATTATTTAGATGAAATGAGCTGTGTTTTAGTTAAGCGAAATAAAAAATGGTTTGAAACTGCGGCTCCAATCATAGAAGATACTTGGAATACAATATTAACGGAACGTGAAACAGGATATGAACATAGAGGGACAAAATCACGAAAAAAGATTGTTATTGAAAGTGGTGATAATAATAATAGGATTATTCATAATCTTGCAGTAAATAATGTAATTGAAACAATTAAATTATGTTAGATTATCTATTTTCGATGAAACTCGAATGTATATTTCCATTATTTGTAAAATGGTTCATTAATACATCATCTAAATCATTTTCATTGGTTATAAATGGTTCTGTATTAATATGTCGCATATTTATTATTGGTTCTTCGTTTATTGAGTGTTGTATGCCTTCGTTAATGGATTCTATATTATTTATATTATTTATATTATCTATATTAGTGAACCGAAATATATTCATTAAATTACTTATACTAAATGTGTTTGCTTGTACTGTATTATTTACCTCCTCTGTGTTGATTGTTTCAAACTCTATATTTTCATATGAATTATTGCGCACTAATCCAACATAAGTAATTAGCACTTCACGACACATAGGACAAGTGAACTCTTCTTTTTTTTGTGCAATACATATTTTATTTGATTGTAACATACAATCTAAACAAAAACGATGATTACATTTTGTTACACAACTATTTTTATATTCTAATTCTTCATAGCATACAGAACATATATTTTCTTTTCTTTTATTTTCCCAATATGATAATGCATTATCAACTAATTTATTTATGTGCACACTACAGTGAAAACCACAATATACATTAATACGCTTTAACAATGGTAAACTCATTTTATCGAATTTCGGACATTTATGAGAATCCATTATAAAATTGACAAGTTCTTCGTCAACATCACATTGAGATATGATATGTTGGGAAGATCTACAATAACTACATTTGGGCATTAATATATTTAATTAATATTTAAATATATTAAAAAATTCATTTTTTTACGTTACACACTTTAAATTTATAATTATCATACATTTCCGAAGAACATTGATGTTCATCAACATTCCAGTTTTGATTTCTTAAAAAACGAATTACTTCGTCGTCTAAAAATACATTTGCTGTAAAACATCCATCCGCATGACTCCAATATACTTTATCTACTTCGTATAAATACGATTTATATACTTGAGCCCCACCAATTATCCAGACAAGGGAGTTATCTTTTTTATATTTTTCTATATATTCATATATTTCTTCTTTTGTTGACTTGATTACTACATTGTCATATTTCGTATTCTTATCCAGTGTTGTAGATAAAATAATATTTGTACGATTTGGCAATGGCCGTTTATTTAATGATAACCACGTTGTTTTCCCCATAATAATAAAATTATTTCCTTCACCCGATGTAAGTCGCTTAAATCGGTATAAATCATTTCTTAAATTCCAATTCGGTAACGATTCATTAAAACCAATACCATATTTATTATCACAAGCAAATATCATGTACGCGGGACACGAAAACGTATTTTTCATATATTTATAAATATATATAAATATATTTTTATACTGTTATTAAATAGTGTTTTATGTCGTCTTTTGTTGATGATGAAGCTGAAATGTTTGTTACAAAGCGCAATGGTGCGAAAGAAGTCATTTCTTTCAATAAGATTCTAAATCGTGTGAAAAAAATAGGCAATGAAGAAAACGTAAAATTAAATTACACCACATTGACAATGAAAGTGATTGACCAATTATACGATGGTATTACTACTTGCCAAATAGATGAATTAATGGCAGAGCAATGTGCATCTATGTGCTCGATTAGATCCGAATACAATATTTTAGCAAGTCGTCTTATTGTATCAAATCATCAAAAAAATACAAAACCGTCATTTTATACCGTCATGAACAAGCTTTATAATTTCAAAGATAAACACAATAAACATAGTCCAATGGTAACAAAGGAATTCATAGAAACGGTTAATGCCAATAAAGAAGTGTGGGAAACATTGATTGACCACAGCAGAGATAATTTAATTGATTATTTTGGTTTTAAAACATTAGAACGCGCTTATTTAATCCGTATTAATAAAGTCATTGTAGAGCGCATACAACATATGTGGTTACGTGTCAGTATTGGTATACATGGTAATGATTTGGAAAGTGTTAAACAAAGCTATACTTATTTAAGTCAGAAATATTTTACACACGGTACACCCACATTGTTTAATGCTGGTACTCCACATCCTCAACTCAGTTCCTGTTATTTGATTGGTATGGAGAATGATAGTATTGATGGCATTTATAATACATTAAAAGATTGTGCATTAATTTCAAAATGGTCAGGTGGTGTTGGATTACATATTCACAACGTTCGTGCATCTGGTAGTCATATACGCGGTACAAATGGTGTTTCTAATGGAATCGTTCCTATGCTCCGTGTATTTAATAATAC